CCTCTAGCCTAGCTAAAGGGGATTGGGCTAAAATTCATTCCAAATTGAAACGTGAAGGCTATTCTGAAGAGAGTGCCGACAAAATCGATGGCGCTATTAAAGCAAAAATGAATAAATCCGATGAACAAGGGCAAAATCCTGATGCAAAAGCAGATGCGGACCTTGGTGAAAAAGTAGAGCAAGATGTTCAGGAACATGAAGAGAAGAATTCAGATCCAGCACATGCAGAGCCACAAATGAGAGGTCACATTAAGCTGGCTAAGTTTATGGGACGCATGGAGCACAAAAAAGGTCAAAAGTCTAAAGAGATGGATAAAAGTGAAGAAGCTCGTAAAGGCGTACTCAGTGAAGATGCTTCTAAAATGAGTGGAAAAACCGGTAATGTTCGCGCAACAACTGAAAGCAATCAAAATCAAACTGGTATTAATCAAACCGGAAATAACGGTCGTAGTGGCGGAATGAGCGAAGCCGGAAATATGGTTCGCAATGCACAATTTTCTACTCCTAAAGGTGCGGCAGAAGCAAAACAAGGCGCTAAAAGTATTCATGAAGCTACTTTGAATCAAATTCATCAAATGTCAAAACCAAAGTTACCAGGATAATAAGATGGCTAAGGAAAAGAAACAACAAGAATTTAAATCAGACGAAATGAGCTTAGAAGAAGCCCGTCAATGGAGAACTTCGCTTTATAAGCCAACTCCAAAAGTTTTAAATGAAGATCAAAAGAGAGAAGCTTTTCGTATTTTTTGGGCCGCAAATAAATCCAAATATCAAAAAGCCAAATCTATTGAAAAAGCGCTTTGGCTACATTTAAAAGCAATCAATATGGATACGCCAGAAAGTTTTGCTAATGGCTTAGCTCACTTCGGGCTTAAAAAGATTAAGTAATAGGAGATATTAAAAATGTCACAAAGAATTGTTACTCCGTGGTTAAACACAAATGTCCCAGGTGCCTATACCAACACTCAGGTGATTTCAAATGCATCTGGCTTGGCTACCTCAGGTGTCGTCCTCATCATGGGCGAAGCTAGTGCGGGTCCTGATTATACCGTTACAACATTAGCCAATAACTTTTTTGGTCCTTCTGCCTTAAATACCGTTAGAAGTATTTATGGTTCAGGTCCAATCGTTGATGGTTTCGCAGCTTTATGTGCTTCAAGCAATGATCCAGATATTACCGGTGCTCCATCTTCAATTTATATCTGTAAAACAAATAGAGGTCGTGAAGCATCTGCTTTCATGTTGACCCATTCTGCTTCTACTTATGGGACATTAGTTGCTTCAAACTATGGATCCGGTGGAAATCAATATAGTTACACCACTACCGCACTTCAAGCTGAAGTTGCTCCAACCATTACCGGAAATACTATCACTTCATACAGTGGTCTTTCTGGTGCTACTTTTACTGTTCGGGTAAATGGTGGTCCTTCCATAGTAATTACTCCTACAGGAACAATTACTAACGTTGCGACATTGGTAACTTCATTAAATGCTACTTTCACAGCAATGGCTACAACTTTAGTTGCTGCTCCTGGAACTGCTCCAAATACTGTTTCTATCAGTCTTCCAGCCGATGCTGCTGCTTATAGCGAAGGATTCGGAAAATCGTTTGAGTTAATCGATTCGACTCCAGGTGATTTGGCTGCATTAGGATTTTCTTCAGGTCTCTATACTTCTTCGGATGAACCAGCGGTTGAAGTTCAAATCGTTAATTCTAGCACTGGTCTTAATGAGACTCTTAATATTTCTCCAGTAATCGCTCTTTCTATGGGCTATGAAGGAACAACTGCAACTGTTACCATTAATGCTACTACATTAACTACTACTGTAACTGGTGGAATTGGAGCAAATTTATCTATAGAATTAAATCAATTCACCACTATTGGTCAACTTGCGGCCTACATTAATTCTCAACCAGGTTATTCGGCTAGTTACAATTCTTCAGTAAATTCAAATCCTACTTCTGCTTTAGATCAAGTAACTGCTCTTGGGATCGCTTCTACCGCAGATGTTCAGCCAGGTCGTATCAAAAACTCTGTTGCTGCTTTCGAAGCCGCTCTCTCAACCTCTACTGCGGTTAACTTTACTTCAACGGCAGTTGCTGGTCTTCCAGATCCTGCTGCTCTTGCTTATCTTTCAGGTGGATTGCTCGGACCGACTCTCGCTGCTGATATCGTGAATGCAATTGCCCAATTTGCTGGAATTCAAGTGAACATTATTGTTCCTTTATTTTCTCAAGATGCAACTGCTGACATCGCTGCTGGCAATACTTCTCCATCTTCTACCTATACGATTAATGCGATCAATGAATTGCTAAAATCTCATTGTATTCAATATTCAACTCCTACTTTGAAACGCAATCGTACTGCAATTTTATCGATCAACGATACTTATGCAAATTGCAAAGTTCAAGCTCAAGAACTTGCAAGTTATCGTTGTGATTTGACTTGTCAGCAAGTTACACAAATTAACTCTTTGGGTAATAGTACCTTGTTCTTGCCTTGGTATGCTGCTTGTTTGGCTGCTGGGATGCAGACTGCAGGTTTCTACAAATCAATTTGCAATCATTTGACGAACGCAATTTCGTTCCAAGATCCTGCTGGTTATAACTCTGGTGATCCAGATGATGTTTCTGATGCTTTGACTGCAGGACTTTTAGTTCTTGCTCAAAACACTTCAGGCATTCTTTGGGTATCAGATCAAACTACTTACGGACTCGACCAAAACTTTGTATACAATTCAATTCAATCAGTTTATCTTTCTGATATTTTATCTCTTGACTTGGCACAAAGTTTCCAAACTGCGATCGTTGGTAAGTCTGTAGCGGACGTTTCTGCTGCTTCAGCTTTAAGTTTCCTGCAACAACGTTTTGATTATTACAAAAAACTGAAAATGACTACCACTTCAAGTGATGCGCCACTTGGATACAAGAATGCAAGTATCCAAATTACGGCTCCCTCAATGTATGTGAATGTGGAAGCAAAATTAACAACCAGCATTTACTTCGTAGCAATCAATCTTGCTCTTAGTGCAGTTACACAATCTGCTTCATAATAGATTTTAAGGAGATAGTTTATGGCAATTATAGATGACAGTGGACGGGGCGGAATTTCCGCTGCAGCATCAAAAGTTATTACCGGTGGTCGATCAGTTGTATCGATTGACAATGGATCTGGACCAGTCGTAATTGGTATTTTTGATTCTTGTCAAATCAGTGAAAGTATTTCTTCTGAAGATATCCATCTTCTTGGACGTTATTCACCAGATGAAATTACTTTGGTAAGCTACAATGCAGTTAACGTTGCTTGTACAGGTTTTAGGGTTTATGGATACGGAGTGAAAGCTCTTGGACAATTCCCTACCTTGAATCAATTACTTGGTTTGGGACCAGTTACAATTACCGTTGCTGACCGTGAAAACCCAACTGGAGCTTCTATGGCTACAATTATTGGATGTCTTCCTGATACCAATTCGAATAATTTTCAATCTCGTGCAACCAGCAAGATCAACCTTACCTATAAAGGTATCGCTGTTACTGATGAATCTGCTCCTAACGATTCTGAAGCAGGCGCAGTTTCTCTTCCTTAATCGGATATTAAAATATTTAATATTTAAGCTCCATATATTTAATTATATGGGGCTTTTTTGTTGTAAGTCATTGTAATATGATATAATCTTAGATATATGTCAATTGCTCACCCTAATTTAAAGACTTGTTCTAACAAAAAATGTAATTTAGTAAAGCCACTATCGGAATTCGATAAGCTAAAGACTACGAAAGATGGATTGAATTCTTGGTGTAAAGAATGTTGTAGGATTTATAAATCAATACATTATAAGAAAAACAAAGATGGAATCTTAAATAAAAATGCTATTTATCAACACGAAAATAAGAAAAGAATAAATTCCCAAAGGGCAGAATATCGCTTAAAAAACAAGGAAAAAATTGCCCTACAGCATCTAGAGTATCGCCTAAAAAATAAAGAAAAAATTGCTATAAAAAAAGCTGAATATATGTCAGTATATTACGCTAAAAACAAGAAATTAATAGATAATAGAAACGCCACATATGATAGGCTTAATCAGGGCAGAAAAAACGCTAGGATCGCTAAACGTCGAGCTTTAAAGGTTGAAGCCACTCCTAAATGGTTAACGGCAGATCAATTAATGGAAATAGAGAATTTTTACATAAAAGCAAACGACTTAAGTAAAACTACCGGAATTTCTTATCATGTAGACCATATTGTTCCTATTCAGGGTAAGAATATAAGAGGTCTTCATGTTCCTTGGAATCTGCAGATCTTAACGGGACACGAGAATGTCTCTAAAGGAAATAAGCTTATCTCTTAGTCCAATCTTATAAATATGGTTAATTTACCGAACGCATCAACTGCAAATACAGAATCTACAGCAACCAATACAGCTGATGTGGCTGCTGCCCAAAGCGAATTCATAGCTGCTACGACCGTTTTAATCAATCAGGCTATATCTAACGGTCTATTCCTTGTACAGCCAGTATTACCGCCTTTGGTGACTTCGGCCTACGTTAAGACTTATTTTACTAACTTGGGATATGCCGTACTTTTCCCAATTTATCCTGTATATGGCTACAATCCATCATTTGTGCCGGGATTTCCAGAAGTGCTCCCTCCAGGATACATAAACCCCTTCTTCGATCACGCTTATCCAGGCCCACCAAGAATTCAGATTTCCTGGACCTCTTAACAATTAATTACAAGCAATCTTAACTACATCAGCTTCATGGCATGGGTCATGATTCTAGGTTAAGGAAAATGGAAAATGGCTACAGAACGCAATTATAATGCGGTTCCACCTGTATCGCTTACCGCAAATGGTAGCACAGAGGGTGTCGTACAAGTCGTTGATAGTTCAGGCTTTTATGTCCAGATGCAAGCCACGCTTGCAAATAATACTCCTACCAAATTAACAGTTTATATCAAGAGAGTTGTGGATTCTACAACCTTGTGGGTTGGCGCTACAAAAGGTGGGATGGACCACAATGTAGACGTGAGCATGTTTACGACTGCTACACTATCCACCATTTCCGCTGCGGAACAGCCTAAACAAACAGTTCCCATGGAAGCTAGACTCCTAGCAACCTATGAAAACGATCCTGTAGACGCCTGGAGAACGATTCCGGTAGATGAGTACGGGAATCACTACAATAACTCAAACCCTCTTCCTGTAGCCCTCGAAGGAAGCATAAGTATAGGGGCCGTCTCTATTATCGAGGGTGGCAATACAATGACCGTCAACCCTGACGGGTCAATTAATGTAATTGTAGAAGCGGTCCCTAGCCCAAACTCAACTGTTGTCAATACTTATAGCGAGGTAACTTTAGCAGGAGGAATTACCTCCTTTATAGTGAGTTACACTGTCCCAGCAGGCATGCAAGCAGTATTCCAAAGAGCTGCGTTTTCTGGAGAAAACATTGCCAGATACGATTTATTCATTAATGGGGCTGTACAGGCTACTGCCAGAACTAACTATGCTGGTGATTATACAGGGGAATTTAATTTTACTACTGGAAATGACTCAGGTTTAATTATCCCTGCTGGTCAAACTATACAGGTTCAGGTTTATAATTTTAGAGCTTCATCGGCCTCGTTTGAGGGTCGGATTCAAGTTCTAGTTCTTCCAGCTTAAAAACAAACAACTGCAATCTTTATGAAAAGGCGATGCTATGACTCCATATGAAATTAAAAAATTACAAGTTGACTTAAAAAGAGTAATTTTGGGTAAAGAAGATCAAGAATTACGTGTACTTGAACTTCAAGATACTATTGCTAGAATTCAAAAAAGTATAGATGTGTCTATTGCATCAGAAAAAGAATTAGAAGAAAAATTAAAGGCCGCTTTAGCAGCAGAATAATAGGAGATCTTTATGTCAGATTACAGTAGTGAACTTCCAATTCGGTCGCAGTATCCAGGACAATCGCTTCCAGATGATGTTATTATTAAAATTGGAGACGGTACCAATCCAACAACTCAATTGGCTACGGTCCTTCCTGCTTCAACATCAGCAATTGCAACCAATACCGCACTTGTTGTGGCCTTCTCACCAAATTCTCCATTACCTGCAGGATCTGCAACTATCGGTTCTGTAAACCAAGGAACTTCTCCATGGATTACTTCTGATTTAGCAGACGGTTCTGTTGCTCCTGGAACAGCCGGTACCAAATCAATGTTGGGTGGCTTAGTATATGAATCAAGCGGTATCACTCTTACCAATGGTCAGCAAGCAGCATTGCAAGGTGACGCTTCTGGTAATTTAAAAGTAAATTTAGAAACTCCAATTCCTGCTGGTAGTAACACGATCGGTGCTGTTACTCAAGCTGGTGGTCCTTGGACTACGAATCTAACTGAAGTTGGTGGATCCGCAATTGCTTTAGGTCAGACTACAATGTCTGCATCTATTCCGGTTACCATTGCTTCTAATCAAAGTGCAATTCCTGTTACCCAATCAACTTCTCCTTGGGTTGTATCTGGTACTGTAGCTGTTACCCAATCCACATCTCCGTGGGTTACTCAGGATGAATCGGATGGTTCTGTAACTGGTGGTACTGCTGGTACATATTCATCTCTTGCCGGTGGTCAATATAATAGTTCTGCACCGACTCTTACTACAGGACAACAAGCGGCTCTTCAATTAGATGTTAATGGTAATTTAAAAGTCGATTTAGCGACCCCACTCCCTGCAGGTACCAATAACATTGGTGCTACTAATGCAAATATCTATGTTTCAGGTTCTCCCGCTACCTTATCTAATCCAGTACCAGTAACTATCACTTCTGCTTCTTCTGGTACTCCGATTCAGAACTTTACAGTCCTGACTAGCATTGCAGTTCTTGGAAATGCTACCGCAACATATACTGTTCCGGCTACCCATACATTCAGCTTAGAGCGTGTATTTGTAAGTGCTGAAGTTAGAATTAAAATCATTGTATCTAATAACGGAACAGCAATATTTACGGCTTTCAATAGTTCTTCAAATCCAAATATTGATCTCACGGTTACTGCTCCTCCAACTATTGTTGCAGGAAACACTGTAACAGTACAAGTCTTCAATATTGACGTTGGCGCATCTAATGCATACGTCACTATCGAAGGTAACCAAATTACCTAATGGTTAAAAAAATATGGGCGATTTTAGTTCAAACCTACCAGTAGGTCTTACTGGACTAAATCTATCTAGCGTTCCCACTTATCCAGTAAATGCGGATTCTAATGGGAATATGCTCGTCCATCAAATTACCGCAGGATCGGTAACTGCCGGTACTGCTGCGACCTATTCCGATTTAATAGGCGGCCAATACAACTCAACTTTACCGACTCTTACCAATACTCAGCAATCCGCAATTCAATTGGATTCTAGCGGTCGCATCATCATTGCTCCAACCACACAAGGGACATTAGCTGAAGACCACAATTATGGCACCGTAGGTGCCAACACTCTTAGAACCGCTTCACAGATAGGCAACGCCACCGGTGCAGCAACATTCGGTGCGGGTGCCACATCAGCACAGACCTTAAGAACCGCGTCGAACTTATACGACGGCTCTGGAAACGCGATATCGTCAGCCAGCAACGGTTACGCAGGGCAGCAGCTCTTAAGCGTACAAGTACCAAACACGACGATAGCGCCAGTAGCGCTTGGTGCTTTGAGCGCCAGCATTTCTATAGCAATGACAGGCCTACAGACAGTAGGTTTTCAGATGGCTGCTGGTACTTTTATCGGAACCATAACACCTCAGTGCTCCGTAGACGGCGGTGTAAGCTGGGTGACATGTAACTTCTTAAACCCCACTACCGGAAACATCACCAACTCATACTCCTTTTCTTCTGCCAACGTCTTAACCATACTAGGTATTGTTCCGGTCGGTGGCTCTACCAACGTCCGAGTCATCGTCACGTCCTACACGAGCGGAACCGCAAGCTGCATCCTAAGCGCGTCTGAAACGCTCTCATCTACGTCTCAGGCCGGGTCTCTGCAAGGCAACGGAACTATAGCCGCTGTCAACCAGCAGGTCGTCGCAACGACCGGCGGATACGGCAGCGTTTTT